CTCGATGAATTTATAAAGCAAATGCAACTACCTCCAAATGCAACAATGTCTCAAAATCTAAAAGTAATTGTTGATAGTCAGAATTATTTACAAAAAATTAACGACGATGCTTTTGAGTTAGGTTTTGAAAAAGGATGTGATGCAATAAAAAAAGTAGATGAATTATAACACAAACAAGATGGCAACGATAAAACAATTACAGACCTTATTTGCAAAGTTAGGCATTGCAGAACTGCAACGTCACGAACGAATTAATGCTTGGACTTCGGGCAGAACCAAAACGTCAAAAGAGTTACAGGCCGATGAATTACAAGAACTTTGTGATTCTTTAAAAAGTGAAGTAAACGCCCAAAAACAGCAATTAGAAGATGCAAAACGACAAAGGCGCTCAAGTATTCTTACTATCGCCACCCGAACTGGAATAAAGCAACCCAACGACTGGGACACATTCAATCATTTTATGTTACACTCAAGCGTTGTAAAAAAATCATTACGCCTTTGCAGTTTAGAGGAGTTGGAAAAGGTTATTTTACAATTCAGGGCCCTGGAACAAAACAACGCTAGGTCAGCACAAAAAGCAGGAACAAAAGCTTTTTTTAATCAGTTTGGAATGCCCGGATTAAACAAGAACTAAATGACACACCAATTAAAAATATACCCTCAATATTTTATAGAATTAGTACTTGGTTTAAAAAAAGTAGAAGTTCGCCTGAACGATAGAAACTATCAAGAAAGAGACCTGCTTATTTTAAACGAATGGTGTCCTATAATGCAAAAATATACAGGGAATATACAAGTTAGAAAAATAGATTATATCATTAAAGATGTCGCAGGTTTAGCTACTGATTATGTGATTTTACAAATTTCAAGACCCTTATAATATGGACAATCAACTGAAAGACAAAATTGCTAAAATTTACGAGCTCGTGCAACGAGGTAGTACTGAAGGCGAAAAATCCGCTGCCGAATCTACATTAAATAAGTTACTCAAAAAACATAATTTGACAGATGAGTTTATAAAAACAATGTATCTGAAGGAGTATGAATTTAAGTATGCTACCAATTTAGATTTGGAGTTATTTATGCAGCTTCACGAATACTTTTTTAAAGGAAAACAATTTAATGCTTCTAAATCTACACTAGGTCGTAAAAGTATTTTTATCTCATTTGAATATTTAGACTGGGTTTTGTTCTCCAGTGCTTACGAGTACTTCAAACGTCACATGAATGCCGAATTTAAAAAGTTTTGCGTGCCATTAATTAAAAAATGTAGATCAACAAAAACTAAAAACGAACGTAGAGCAAAGCTTCAAATTGCTTTTTTTGGACAGTATGTTTTGAATTCAAAAATATATCATCAGGAACAAGTTGAAAAAATTGATATGTCAAAATTAAGTGAAAAGGAGCGTGCAGACCGTGAACGATTAGCAAAAATTGAAGGGGGTTCTTATGCCACCCAAGTAACAACTGGCTTATATCTTGAATAATGAAAAAAACAGACCAACTCATAATCAAAATACTTCTCACGGCCGACCAAATATTGGCTACTGAAAGTCTATTTGATAAAATAGATTTACAACCAACAGTTGACCCAAAAGACTTATTTAATAGGTCAATTTTTAGAGATGTGAGCAATAAAATTAATGATAAAGCCCACGTTTTAAAAAAGAGTGCTTCTCTATTTGATACTTTAAAAAAACATAAAATGGATTTTAAATTTCATGAGGCTTTTATGTTACACAGTTTAATTTTTCTGCATATAAATAATATAAATCACGAAAAATCAAAAAACGATTTACGAATGATAATGAATGAATTAACGCCTAAAGTACTTTAATATGAATACCAAAAACAAACAACGAAAAGCAATCGAAAAAACTGAAAGCATATTTGAACAAGAGGCACGGTTGCGTAAGGAAGCAATTGAAATTTCAAAAACATTCATTCATACTAAACCCGTGAAATATTTACTAAAATAGACCTTATGGAAGAATACACCACCTATGAAGTAACCTTCATTGAAACTAAAGAAAAATGGATTTTTCAATACAGAAAAAAGGACGGCATTCTGCACTGTTTCATAAACCTTAAAGGCTCGAGCTTCATTAATTTGTTACGAAAACAAACATTTCCTGAAAATGTGGCAATGATTGAAGAGTGGGCAAAGTTTAAGAAAATAGTAACCATAGAGCTCAAACTAGATGATTATAGTTTTGAAACATTTTGGAACAAATACAACCTTAAACAAAAGAGAGAATTTGCCGAAAAAGCCTATAACAATCTTGATTTAGTGGACAAAATAAAGTGTTTCTCTAAACTACCTTCTTACGATGCATTTCTGTCAAAAACAAAGCAAAATAAGGCATTAATGGTAACGTGGATAAACCAAAAAAGATACAACGACGAATATTAATTAAATACTTTATAAACAATGGAAACATTAACAATCAAAGCCCCGAAAGGGCACGTCATAGACAAATTTGACGAAAGTACAGGAGTAGTAACATTTAAACCAGTTCCGTTGGATGTAATGGAACGCATCAACAGTCTTGACGATGTTTTTAGAGAAACTGGTAAAGATGCAAAAGAGTATCAGTACACTGGAACTGATCCCGACAAAATCATGCTTAACGCTACGGCAATTGCCCTATTAATTGCTAGAGCATATAATGAAGGAAAAGAGGCAGATTGGTCAAATAGTAATAAACCAAAGTTTTTTATTTGGCAGCAATACACTCCGTCTTCGGGCTGGTCGTTGGACGGTGTCGATGACTGGTACTCGCATTCGAGTTGCGGTGCCCGCCTTGCGTTTTTAAACCGAAATCATGCGCTTAAAGCTTATGAATTATTTGGAAAAGAAGTTTATCAAAAAATTAATTATTTAATACCACAAAACAATGAGTAAAACTAAAATCACATTCGAGGAATTCTGCAAAAAACACAATGTAGATTCAACACTTCCTGAAATTACAAATGTTTCTGAAGAAGTAAAAAACCAAATGATTGCAACCTACAAATGGGAGTTAATCATTAAGACTTTAAATAACGAAGGTTTAGAAAAAGAGTGGACTCCAGACTATTCAGATGATAGTCAAAGAAAGTATGAAATTTATGTTTACTACACTCCGTCTTCGGGCTGGTCGTTGTACGATGTCGATTACTGGCACTCGCATACGTGTTGCGGTGCCCGCCGAGTTTTTAGAACGAGGGAAATCGGAAAATATGCAGGCGAAAATCTATTAGATTTTTATATAGCAACTTTCTAATAAGTAAAAAGGTTGTATGCTATTAGCTGTAGTTTTTCTTTCGTCTCCGTCTTCGGGCTGGTCGTTGAACGATGTCGATAACTGGAACACGAATACGAATTGCAGTGCCCACCTAGTATAATATTACAATAGCATAAACCCTGCCCACATGGCAAAAAAGCACAATTTTAAACGGTCATTAGTATTCGAGCAATCGTTAAGAAAATGACCAATAATAACAAGGCATGAAAAGAATAAATAATCTTTACCATCAAATCATATCACCCGAAAATATTGAAGCTTCGGAGTTGAATGCTCGAAAAGGAAAAGCCAAACAAAAAGGTGTGATAATCTTTGACCAAAACAAAGATTATAACCTACAGATGCTTCATGAAATTTTGAAACTAAAAACTTTCAAAACATCTCCTTATTCAACTTTTACGGTTTTTGAGCCGAAAGAACGCATCGTATATAAACTTCCTTACTTTCCCGATCGAATTGTGCATCACGCAATAATGAGACAAATGGAGCCATTATTTACAAAATGGTTTACCAATGACACCTACAGTTCCATCAAAGGCAAAGGAATTCACAACGCATCGGAAAACCTGAAAAAAGCATTACGAGACCAGGAACAAACAAAATATTGTTTGAAGCTTGATATTGTCAAATTTTATCCGAATGTAAATCATGATATTTTAAAACAACTGTTACGCAAAAAGATAAAAGACAATGACCTACTTTGGTTACTTGACGAAATCATTGATAGTGCAGACGGTTTACCTATCGGAAACTATTTAAGTCAATACTTTGCAAATTTTTACTTGACGTATTTTGATCACTGGATAAAAGAATCAAAAGGTATAAAATATTACTTCCGTTATGCTGACGATATTGTAATTCTATCGAATAACAAACCTCATTTACACGAACTTTTATCGGAGATTAAACAGTATTTAAACGACAATTTAAAACTGCAGGTAAAAGATAATTATCAAGTCTTCCCAGTCGAAGCTCGTGGAATTGATTTTGTAGGTTACGTTCACTTTCACACGCACACAAAGCTTCGTAAATCCATTAAAAAAGGATTTGCAAGAGCAATATCAAAAGGAGCAAAAAAAGCAACAATAGCCGCTTATAAAGGTTGGACAATGCACGCCAATACAAATCACTTACTAAAAAAATTACTACCCAATGAAAAACTTCAAAGATTTCGGAATTAAGACAGAAATTAAAACATTTACAGGTGAAAAAATCAAAGTAAAAAAGATATTAAATACTGAAATTATAGTTATAGATTATAAAATTGAAGACTCTAAATATGATGGCAAATGTTTATACATTCAAATTCAAAAAGGCGATACAAAGCATGTCGTTTTTACGGCATCAAAATACTTAATGCAAGTTATAGAACAATTAGACAAAGAACAATTTCCATTTAAAACAACAATAGTTGAAAATGACGAACGATACGAATTCACTTAAAAAAAAATAAAAAAATGATACTACCATTTAGCACACAAATTCTTGGGAAAGAAAGTTTTTTCGTTGAGAAAATACATAAATGCTTCCGATTGAAAGAAATTTATATGAAGGCAGGTATGTGTGAGGACTTTTATCCAAACGGTTACAATTACTATGTAAAAGATAAATGTAAAGCCAAACTACATGTTATTATAGAAGATAAAAAAGAGCGTTGGAAGGTTGGCACTAAAATTGATTTTTTTATAAATGTGCGTCAAAAAAACATGTTCCGCTTTGCACCGGTTCTACCAGTAGTGAGCACTCAAAAAATAGAAATAATTCATACTGAATTTATAAATGATATAATTATCACAATTGATAAAAAAAGACTTAATACATCTGAAATGCAACAATTAGCCTATAACGATGGTTTTGATAATCTTTATGAGTTCATTGCCTACTTCAATGAAGACTATGTTGGCAAAATTATTCACTGGACAGACAAACGATATTAGAATAAATAATTATATTTGAACAATTAAAAATAAAATAAAATGATTACACTAATTAATTTAGAAATAAATATAAGCCTTAGATTAGATTGCTTGACAGAAGATGAATATCAAAAAATTAGTAATTTTTTTGCGGTAACGGATAGTAATACTCCTCTTGAAAATAAGAAAGTTATTGAAATTTTAGCATTAGATAAGCGTCCTTTTTTTGCTTCCGCAAAAAGTATAAATCCTTCTGATGAAGGATTTATAAGAAGTGCTAAAATTGATTTAATTTGTTAAATAAAAATAAAAACAACTAAAAATTAAAAATAATGAAAAAAATATTACTGCTATTTAGTCTATTATTATTGTTGTCTTGTAATAATAAACCCTCAAGTACTGATGCTTATATTATGAATAAGCAATTAGTCGAATCTCATTTATCTGGAAAAATATTTGAAATAGATTTTCCTTTTTCGGATTTTCGAGCTGATGATTTAAAAAACGGGGCTTTTCTAATAGAATCTTCTTTTGAAGGAAAAAACGATTATGGTGTAATGGTGAAAGTTAAATATAGAAGCAAATTGCAATATAAAGGCGAAGGTGATAATCATGATGTTCAAAACTGGGAATTATTAGATTTTACTGTTTTAGAATAAATTTGAAGATTTAAAAAATTATCAAACCAAAAACCTCTCAAATCGAGAGGTTTTTTTATGATTTTTTGTGAAATAAAATCGCCTTGCGGTTTAAAAATAAGTGTTTTACTTTTGCTAATATGTCAACGTCAATAAATAGAAGTCTTGGAATACAAAGAAATAAGCTGTTACGTTACAAGCTTATCAAGGAACTATACCAAAAACATAAGACAGAAGACATACCCACTACGGTTGTTTGGCGAAAATACATTTGCCCAATTTATCCAATTTCAAGAACTACCCTATACGAGGTTCTTTGCACTCCAGTAACTTCCGAACTAAAGAAAATTGATGAATTGATTAATTCTCAAACTAAATTATTCGATTAGACATTGCTCATTCCAATGGTATAGGTAACTTCATATTCTTGAATACCGTCATCACGTTTTACCTTTCTATTATTGGTTCGCATCATTGCACCCGACGAACCTTCAACCTTAATACCGTGCAGTTTTTCGTGAACACTTTGCACAATGTCCCAAATACTCCAAGCATTATTTTTTTGTGATTGTGGAGCTTTAAAACTGGTATTTGATAATTTTAAATTTGCAATACTAATGACAATTGTTCCTGTGGCCATTTGCCTATTTTGTGGCGTGGCTGCTTTATCTCTACCAATATCACTATACTGCAAACTTCCAATATCAATTAAAGCTAAAGGGAACTGTGTTGGAGGATTTGGCGAATAATCGTCTAATTGTCCCCAATCTTCATCGATATATTTTAGCTCTGGAATAGTTGCTAAAAGGTTTTGAATATTTTGTAAAACTAACTTCATCGTTTAAGTCTTTTAAAAATTTCTTTATCTAATTCTTCAAAATTTGCGTTAACAATGTGTTCTATTCTTTGTCTAACTATTGGATGGTCACCTATAAATTGGCGTTGTTTAACTTTCATTTTTGCACCTGTTTTTTGAAGTGCTAAAGCTCTCCAAGTTTTAGCTTCTTCGGATAATCGCTTGTTTCTGTTGGTATCTCTCATAACAACATCTTTGTTTTTGTCTCGTTTCATTGTGATTGCTCCATCACATTTATAAAACATTGCCCAAAAAAAGCGTTTCATCTTATCCGTAACTACTATTTCTCCTCCTTCGTTTTGTAAAGTTGCGTAGGCTTTTGAACTTGTCCAGGATAAACCGTCATTTGTTTGTTTTGACTTCATCGAACGGCGTAAACCATTAGTTCTAGCCATCAACGAACCTTTTCTATTTGGTATCTTTGTATTGTCCCAAGGCTTGTCAAAAAATGCTTTTCTTTCAAAGTTTTTGTCAAACTCATCAGTTAAATCAACACGCAAGTCGGATAGAATATTTTTAAAAAAATCGGACATCATTTTTTTAACTTATTTGCTCCTGCTACTTTTGAGTACGGATGTGTTGGCGGAAATACAACTTTATCTTTACCAGGATTAAAACGGAATATTTCTAATCGGTTCTTTCCATCTTTGCCTATTTGTGTTGTTGCTTTTTCACCTGCAGTAATAGATTTTTCACTATTACTCAAAGTGTATTTATCTTTTAAAACTTCAACTACGGTGCAACGACAGTTCCAACCGTTTTGAGGTGTGTAACTATTCCAAAAAACGTCATTCTTTGGTAGTGTTATATCTCTTAACACATCGTGAGTATCTCTCACTCTATTATCTCCTGCGGTTCTATACTGCAAATAATAGCGTCCTGAATTATCAAAATTTGCCCACTTATCTGCCATAACTGCCGAACCTTCTGCAAAATGAAACTCGGCTTCTAAATACGTTTGATTGTAATCTTTATTTAATTTATTGAAATCTTGAGTAAATTTTTCAAGGGACTTTATTTTTTTATTTTCATCTAACAATAAGCGTGAAGCTTCGAGTAATTGTGCATGAGTTTTTAATTGTGAAAATAAAAAAGTATCAGTTTGCAAACTCTCTAATAATTTTCCATCAACAACATTGTCAACTAATGCACTATCAAATATTGAATTTGTAGCATTAATTAAATCCTGGTACTCTTTTACCTTTTTTAAATCTGAAACTTTGTAAGAACCTCGTTCGTGTAACTTTTTAAACGCCGTTTCAGCAATATTTAAAAGGCTTTTAAAAGAATCATTAATTGACAGATTAAGTTGTTGTTTTTTAGTTTGGCAATCCTCACAACCACAATCATATAAATTGGTTATCCTAGAATGTAACGCCCCAAAATATTCAGGGCTTAAACGAAAAAATCACTATCAAAATTTAAAGAGAGTTTATTACTTGGTTGTTGTTTTGTTCCAATAACTTTTATTCCAAATTTGGTTTCTATCCACTTTGGATCAACTTCTAAAAAATTAGCTGCTTCAACAACCATTTTCCACAATTGCTGTAAATCTTCAGTTGCATCATATTTGTAACTTACACCCGCAGGTAATATACCTATTAGTTGTAATGCTGGTATAACGGTATCGCTCCAACATTGCTCAATCAATGATAAATCAGAATCTACCAAATCTCCTAAAATCCCAATTGAAGTTTTTTCTTTTGAATTAGAACCGTTTTTAGTATCTTGACCAACGACAGTTCCAGAGATTCCCATTGACATTTCGTTATTGCATAATTTTATTAAATTATCATAAACATTACCATCAGTACTAACTCCTTTTGCAAACTCAAAACTTTCGGAATCATCAATAATGAACCAAGCAGCCGAACCCATGTCTTGCATCATTTTTTTAGCACGATTTACCATAATTTGGTCTTGCGTATTTGTTTTCATTACACGAGGTGGGATACCATAAATCTCACAAAGTTCACTCCAACAACTTTGAGCAAATCTTTTAAACAAAACGTGTGGCACGCATCCGTTTAAAAGTCCTAAATCTGTATTTTTTTCGCCAAATTCAATTAACCAAGAACCATATTCTTTTTGCTCACGATATTTTATTTTTTTATCATCGATGTAATCATTATATATATATCCGTTAACCGGGTCAACATTTTGTCTTGGGATTAAATCACAAATAAGCTTAGATTCTCCGTTTACAACTTTATAATTAAACTCAATTAATGAGTGCCGTCTATAAATTGTTTCTAATATTGCTTTATTTACTGCAACTACAAATCCTTGATTTTGTAATAACTTTGTTAAGTCTTCATTTGTTTGACCGTCAGCATTTTTGATACTAAAAGCTCTACTCAATGATTTTAACATTCTATTATTGACTTGTGATTGTAGATGCAAGTCTTTAAAAACTTCAACAAATAAATTTTGAATTGCATAAAATTTAGGGGTCTCATTATGCAATGCTAAATTTTGCGTAGTTATCCAATCTTTAATGTCTTTTCTAGTTTGTGTTATGGTTTTTGGAACTATATTCTGAACATAACTATTCCCGTTTTTTGTTAGAGTAGTTTGCGAAGCTAATTCTGTAACCTGCGTTTTTGTTCCAAAAGTTTCTTTAAAAAAGTTTGTGAATTTTCCCATTTTAATAATCGTGATTAAATTTTGTTCTTGAGCCAAACTCAAAAGGTTGTTTGTTTGTATTTTCTTCTGTGCGAACTAACTGTGGTAACGATGTTAGGTTTATTGTTCCTTTGGCTATTTTATTAAACCAATCAATTGCACGGTCATATCTATCTTTTGCCTTTTCGTATATAAAGTCAGCATTACAAAGTTGAGCGATGTGCCATTTTGCTAAAGTGGCACAATGCTGTAATATCAATGAATTTCTATCAAGTGCCGTTGCTCCAAAAATGGCATCAACATCATAAAGTATTCTACCATCAAGCCAAGCCTTCGAGTTTACATTTGCCGTCAAATAACTTTTTGCTTCTTCAATAGCAGCTGCAATTCCTTGAATTACAATATCGTCGTTACCATCTGTTATTTGGTCAAGTTGGTATTCATAAATAACATTTCCTAAATCTTCTTTTTCTAAAAACATAACTTAATATTTACGGTTGCTAATAAGTCCTACATGATATTCCGAACCTTCATTACTTGCTGAATTTTGGATTATCCAAACGCCACCTTCTAACATATCTGGGCCGTCCATCATTTTAGAGTTTGGGTCAACTCCAACGAACTCCTCTACCATTCTTTGCATGTGTGGATTATCGATTTCATCTATATTAAAATAAAGACAACCTTGTTTGTATATAGGTTCAAGCGTACCCTCAATTCTCATAAACTTATCGCCTTTTGAACGCTTGTCTAACGACATATATAAAGCCATTCGTCCAAGTAATTTTCCAACTGATTTAACTAGAGGTTTTATAACTTGTTCCCAAAATGGGTCTTGAAGGCTGTTATTTTCAATCCAATCTTTAAAAGTATCAACTCCTTTGGATTTAACCCAATCATGTGCTTGGTATAGGTAGTTTACAAAAGTGGACTGGTTCATTGAATCAAGCCAAACTTTATATAAATAGTAGTTTCCATTTTTATAACCAATCACTCCAATTGCTTTTCTTGAACTAGCGCTTTTATCTTTATTTGATGTTGCAGGGTCTGCATAAGTCAATAATTTTTCACAGCTTTTTAGAGGTGGGCATTTAGTCCAAATTGCCTTTTTAAATATCTTCCCAACTCTAACAGGGTTATTGTAATATTCTTTTTGTTGTGAACTAGTACTGATAGGTTTCAAAGCTCTATCAATCATTTCTTCAGTATTCTTTTGTGGCCAAGAACTTTTTCCAAATTCATCACGAATATTTATAATTTCGTGTAAATCGGCTTTCTTACCCATTTCGGTAATACAGCAATATTTTGCTATAATATTTCCACAGGCAATAATTAATAAGGGAACTGAAATTGAACGAGTAGGAATTAATGCTTGCTCTATCCATTCATACTTCTTTTCGATAGTATTTGGATTTCTACAGTCAATATCTGTATCTATATCATCAATTAATATTACATCTGGACGTGCTGCATCATTTCGAGTTCCACGAGGGGACTGTTGCGCTCCAACTGCTCTAAATGCCGCCCCTTTTTTGGTTATAAATTCACCCGCCTGCCAATTACTATAACCTTGTTGCTCTCCATAATCGTTAATGATTCTGTTATTGGTTTCAAGTATAGATTTATAAGGTAAAAGCAATCGTTCTGCATCGTCATAACTGGCAGAAACAAGTATAACCGTTTTCTTTTTTCCAGTAGTGGTTAAGTACAGAACCTCCATCATGGTTCTAGCGGACTTTGCCAATTCCCTTGACCAAGAACGAACTTCATACCATTCAGGATTATCTAATATTCTTTTGGTTGCTTTTTTATGAAAATCGGCAGGTTCGGATGTGTAAAAATTTGGAAAATAATATTTAAACCATTCTTCGGGATGTGCTTCTAAATGAACTATTCTTTTAGCTTTTTGTGCTGCCGTTTCATTTAGGTCAATAGGTGTTGCTTTTAGAGTGTTATCTCTAAATTCTTGCCATTGTTGAAAGTATGCTTTATCCTTACTTGTTAAACTCATTATCGCATTTTATCAGTTATAAAGGCATCGCAATACTTGGTCAATTGGTTTGCAAAATTCATATCAATGTTTCTAACGAACTGGATTAGTTGTTTTGAAACTTCTACAGTCTCGCCAATATTAGTTTCAGTTTCAAGTCTTTTAATAGCCGTAGTAAGTTTAGAAATCATATCAGTATCTTTAGAATTAGGAAAATTTCCAATCTTAATAGGATAATCTTCTTGATTGAATTTTGGATATTCTAAAAACTCACAGCCGTGCTCATCTTTTAATTTTATAGGTTTTAAAAGAGAATTTGGAATATCTCTAACAACTGGTCTAATTTCAATTTCTTTCATTGTGTTTTCAAGTTGGCGATACAATCCCGTTAATTGATTGTCTTTTGTAACCAACATTGAAACTTTTAATTTGTCCCAGTCTCCTTCTTTTATCCATTTGCTAATAGTCTTTTCGGTAACTTTTAATCGTGATGCAATTTCCTTTTGAGAAACATTGTCATTAACAAAAAGCACTTTCGCAAAATCTTTTTCAACTTGTTTTCTAACGGCCATAACTAATAATTTAATAGCAAAGTTGAAGCATTAGAACCTACTAAAAAAAATGTTGTTTACTTGCTTTACAACTATGTTAAGTCTTACTACATAAGTGTTAAGTCGCCTTGCAGTTATTTTTTTAAGAATAACAATCAGTTAATCTTTGTCATCTCAAAAGGTGATAAAAGCCATTTTAAAACTGAATAATTAAGCGATGTCAAAAAAAGTAATCAAGCCATTTACGTTCAACGATGAAACTGTAGCCAATACTTATGGCTTCTATATTTTGACAGAAGGTATTGGTTTGACCCGATTTGAAAAAAACCCTGTTATGTTATCCGATCATTGGAATAATAACAGCTATGTTTTAGGAATGTGGACTGATTGGAAAAAAGAGGGTACGCTTTTAACAGGTATTCCTGATTTTGATATTGAAGATAAAAACGCCGCTAAAATTGCCGGAAAAGTAGAACGCGGTTATTTGAAAGGTTGTTCCATGGGAATTATTATTGACCGTGAGAACTTGAGTTACATTGATGGTAAAATATTTTTAACAAAATGTGAGCTTGCCGAAGTTTCAATAGTTCCTATTCCTTCTAATGCTAATGCAGTTCGATTGATGAATACTAATGGCGAAACATTAAAAGAAGAAGAAATCCAAAGCTTATGCCTTTCAGTAAAAAATGAGGCAGAAAATCCCGAATTTAATTTAAACATTCATAATATGAAAAAAATCACGTTAAGTGTTGCCGCTTTTATTGCCCTTGGTTTTGATGCCAAAGCATACCCAAAAGATGGCATTGAAGAAAGTGAGTTAGAAGTAAAAATTCAAGAACTCGCAGGTAAGGTTACAACCTTAACTAAAGAAAATGAAGCATTGGAATTGGCAGCCAAAACAATGAAAGAAGCACAACAAGCGGCAGTAAAGTTAGCATCTACTCAAAAAGTAGAATTAGCAATTACTCAAGGTAAACTTCCTGCTGATAAAAAAGAAGCTTTCATTCAACTAGGAATTACTTCTCCCGA